GCATTGCGAAGCTGATCCTCTGGTGAAGAGACTGGTTTAGGTGCCGGTGGTGACCATGCGCCACCAAAAATGGATGTTAGATCAGCCACGGATTACCTTTCTACTTTCAAGATAGTCACTGAGTTTTTGCAGGACATTGTGAGTGGGGTTTGCCCCCAGGTCATCACGGATCGCCCGGATGGTGTTGTAGTGCAAACCAGTAGCCTCTGCCACTCGCTTGGGTATCCTGTCTTTCAGGGCTTCACGGATTTCTTGGAGACTCATCATTTTTTTTCACCTTTTTTGTTGCAATGTCGAAATTCTACATTACAATGTGACCACACACCGAACTGATTTCCAGACGGGTGTGAAAAAAGGAGAGCCAAATGGCTATCAATCTCAAGAGTACCGGCGGCCTTGCAGCCAATGGTGTAAAGGTGCTTGTATATGGACAAGCTGGTGCAGGCAAGACCTGGTTATTGCAGACCTTACCCAATCCAATCATATTGTCGGCTGAAGGTGGTCTGTTGTCCATCCAAGATGCTGATTTACCCTACATCGAGATCAACTCGATGGAAACGCTGCTTGAAGCTTACGCTTGGCTGACAACCAGCGAAGAAGCAAAAGGCTTTCAATCGGTCGGTTTGGATTCGATCAGCGAGATCGCAGAGGTCGTTCTCAACTACGAGAAGAAGACCAACAAAGATCCACGAGCTGCCTACGGTGCGATGCAAGAGCAGATGGCTGACATCATTCGCAACTTCCGCGACATTCCCGGCATGCACGTTTTCATGACGGCAAAGCTGGAAAAGTCCAGTGACGAAATGGGTCGCCAGTTGTACAGCCCATCGATGCCTGGCAACAAGACCGGCCAGTCGCTGCCCTACTTCTTTGATGAAGTGCTGGCACTGCGGATTGAAAAGGATCAAGACGGATCGACGCAACGTGCGCTTATGTGCGACAGCGATGGCCTATGGGTAGCCAAAGACCGAAGTGGCAAACTTGCTGCATGGGAAGCGCCAGACCTGTCCGAAATCATCGCCAAGATCGGAGGCCGTAAATGAACTACGACGAACCAGCATTCCCAGTCAACTTTGCCAACGACACTGAGTGGCCGATGGAAGATCCATTTGGACGCCACATTCCTGAGAACTCAAACAGCCAGTACGTCGGCATCACCAAGCGTGATTACTTTGCAGCCAAAGCGATGCAGTCATTGATTTCCAAAGCCCCATTTGGATTTGGATTATCAACCGATGAATATTATGGGGCTGCAGCAAGAGGTGCTTACCATTATGCAGACGCAATGATTGAGGAGTCCAACAATGATTAAAGAACCATCACTCGCCCAGCAATGGGAAATCGCCAAATCCACCGAAGCTGAATGGACTCAGCGCCGCCGCAAGATTGAAGATCAATTGGTCAAGCAACTTGAAATTCCAGAGAATCTGGACGGCACAAAAAATGTTGAACTTGGCGACTACAAGATCAAGATCGAAGGCCGCATCAACAAAAAGATCAACAGCGACAAGCTGCAAGAACTTGCAGTGGAAGCTGGCCTTGAAGATCACCTGTCCAGCCTATTCCGCTGGAAGCCAGAAATCAACGCAACTGCCTGGAAAGCTGCCGACCCAGCACTGACCAATCATTTGCTTGGTGCAATCACGTCCACACCTGGACGCCCTTCGTTCTCCATTACCCTCATCACGAAAGACTAAATATCATGGCATTCCTCGACGAAACCTTTGAAGCCGATGCGCTTCCCGTTGGTAACTCAAGCTACGGCGCAATCCCTGCTGGCTGGTACAACGCCACCATCCAGAAATCTGAACTCAAAAATACGAAGGCTGGCAATGGTCGAATGATCGCCCTGCGCTTAACAATCACTGGCCCTACCCATCAAGGCCGTGTAGTGTTCACCAACATCAACATCAACAACCCCAACCCCCAGGCTGAAGAGATCGGACGCCAGCAGTTGGGTGAGATCATGCGAGCAATTGGCCTGGCCCGTGTAGGCGACACCGATGAATTGGTCGGCGGTATGCTGTCGGTCAAACTGGTGCTGAAGAACGATGGCGAAGAAAACGATGTCAAGGGCTTCAAAGCTGTTGGCGGCTCGATTCCAAAGGCGATGCCAACCTCGATGCCATCACCTGCAGCATCTCAATCCGCACCTGCCAAAGCTGCACCACCTTGGGCCAAAAAATGAGCACGTACGCAGAACTCGAAATGAAGATCGTGCAATGGGCGGAAGCCCGCAAGATCATTCCAAACAGCACACCGGCCACGCAATTGCTGAAGGCCGTGAGCGAGTTGGGTGAACTGGCTGATGCCACGATCAAAGACGACCGCTTGGGCATCATTGACGGTGTGGGTGATGTGATGGTTTGCCTGATTAATTTCTGCGCACTCCAAGACATCAATTTGGTGACTTGCATGGACATCGCCTACGATGAAATCAAACACCGCAAAGGCACACTGATGCCAAATGGAGTTTTTGTAAAGGCATAGTTTACGGGGGGATGCGTACTCCATGATTTGCATGCTCTGTGTCACCATGCAGGCTTAATGAGGCAAGTCCCCCCACCATTTCGGGAAGCAATGTCGAGTATCGGGTTAGCACCGGTACTGGACAATCCTTTAATAGACACTGCTTGATGTGAGTCGGCATTGCTTCCCACCACAATACAGGACAAGATATGAACATAGACATCGTTGAAGTTGCGCAAGAAATCGAGACTCTGGTTAGCAAAGAATTCTTGACGTGGTTGCCAAACAATCTGCACATATGGGAAGCTTTTTGCGAACAGGCTTTTAAGGTCAGAGAACGTGGGTTTAGCCACTACTCATCGAGAACAATCATCCACTTTTTGCGCCATCACTCTGCGATAAATGAAGTGGGTGGCCCGTGGAAGATTAACAACAATTACAGCCCGTATCTGGCCCGATTGTTTGACCATCGTTTTCCAGGCTCTGCTGGGCTTTGGGAATACCGCGAAACGAAACGCGCCAAAGCTGATCACGGAATTTTTGGACAAGACGAATCATGAAAATCCCAGAGCCAACAACACCCGTAGTCACTATCGCCACGTTGATCGACGAGGCGCATCAAAAGCGTCAGGAAAAGCCGCGTCCACACCTTGGCTGCTCAATGCTTGGTCACTCATGTGATCGCTGGCTCTGGCTGTCATTCCGTTGGGCTGTGATCGAGAAATTTCCAGGCCGCATCTTGCGACTGTTTCGCCGTGGTCACCATGAAGAACATTTCATCGTGTCCGATCTGCGCTCCGCAGGCGTTGACATCCGCGACACCGCTGGCGCCCAGAGCCGGGTTGACTTTGGTACGCACGTTTCAGGCTCAATTGATGGCGTGATCCACTCTGGTGTGCCGGGTGCCGAAAAGGGCAAGCACATTGCTGAGTTCAAGACCCACGCCCGGAAGTCGTTTGAGTCCGTGGTCAAAGAGGGTGTAGAGAAATCCAAATGGATGCACTTCGTCCAAATGCAGGTCTACATGCTTGGCTCCAAGATCGACCGGGCGCTCTACTTGGCGGTCTGCAAAGACGACGATCGCATCTACACCGAACGAGTGCGCCTGGACAAGGAGCTGGCCCAGAAATTTGTCGATCGCGGTCATCGCATCGCCCTGACAGATCGCCTGCCAGAGCCAATGAACACCGATCCAACCTGGTACGAGTGTCAGTATTGCCCAGGCCATGATTTCTGCTTTGGCAGCAAGACCACCAAAGAAGTGAATTGCCGTACCTGCGCCAATGCGACAGCCCTAAGTGACAGCACCTGGCACTGCGCCAAATGGGACGATGTGATCCCGGTGGACGCCCAGCACGCTGGTTGCGAAAGCCATGTACTGCATCCAGATCTGGTGCCGTGGCAGCAAATCGACAGTCCCAAAGACTGGGTCGCCAAGTACCGCATCGGCAAGAAGGAAGTCATGAACGGTGAGCGTGGCCCTGATGTGTATTCATCCAAAGAATTGCTGGCAAACCCAGATGCCTGCGGCCAGCCCCACAACTTCATCGACAAGATGCGTGCAGAATTTGGTGGCCGACTATGCTGAGAGACTACCAACAAAAAGCCATAGATGACCTCTACAAATGGTTTGGCGAGGGCAACCAAGGCAACCCCTGCTTGGTACTACCCACGGGCTCAGGAAAGAGCCATATTGTGGCCGCGCTGTGCAAGGATGCACTGCAGAACTGGCCCGAGACTCAAGTGTTGATGCTGACCCATGTCAAGGAGCTGATTGAGCAGAACGCCGAAAAGATGCGTCAGCACTGGCCCAACGCGCCGATGGGGATTTACAGCGCCAGCATGAGGAGCAAGGAACTGGGCCAGCCCATCACCTTTGCTGGCATCCAGTCGATCCACAAACGCGCTCATGAGATCGGCCACATCGACCTGGTCATCATTGATGAGTGCCATTTGGTCAGCCACAAGAACGAGGGCGGCTACCGCAAACTGCTTGGCGACTTGCTGGCAATCAACCCGGCAATGCGGGTGATCGGTTTGACGGCTACACCCTACCGCCTGGGGCATGGACTTATCACCGACAAGCCTGCGCTGTTTGATGGCCTGATTGAGTCGATCACGATCCCTGAGTTGATCTTCAAAGGCTTCCTGGCGACTTTACGCTCTAAGGTGACCAAGTCAAAGCTGAACACCGATGGCGTCCACAAGCGCGGTGGCGAGTACATCGAGTCGGAATTGCAAGATGCTGTGGACACCGACGAGCAGAACCATGCAGTTGTGCGCGAGGTCATCTCGCTGGCCGGTGATCGCAAGGCATGGCTGTTTTTCTGCACTGGTGTTGACCATGCCAAGCACATCGCTGAAGTCCTGATCTCCAACGGCATCGCTGCAGGCTGTGTGACCGGTGACACGCCAAAGAAAGAGCGCGAGGAGATGCTCAAGGCATTCAAGACAGGTCAACTGCGGGCGCTCACCAACGCCAATGTGCTGACCACCGGCTTTGACTACCCTGACATCGACCTGGTCGCAATGCTGCGGCCAACGATGTCGCCAGGGCTATACGTGCAGATGGCCGGCCGTGGCCTGCGACCCAAGTCACACACCGATCACTGCCTGGTGCTGGACTTTGCTGGCGTGGTCGCAACGCATGGGCCTATCACCGCCGTGCAGCCGCCAAAAAAGGGTGGCGAGGGCAATGGTGAGGCACCTGTGAAGGTTTGCGACAACTGCGGTGAATTGTGCGCCATCTCAATGGCCGTATGCCCCGCCTGCGGTACAGCCTTCCCGGCGCCAGAGCCACCAAAGATGCTGCTTCGCAATGATGACATTATGGGCCTGGAAGGCACCGACATGGAGGTGACATCATGGAACTGGCGCAGGCACACCAGTCGGGCGAGTGGAAAGGATATGCTGGCCGTGACCTACTATGGCGCTTTGAGTGATTCACCAATCACCGAGTACCTGCCGGTGCTTCACGATGGCTATGCGGCCAACAAAGCCATGAGCTTGCTGCTGACAATGGCAAGGCAAGGCGGCGTGTCTTTGCTGAATATTGAAGGTCTTGAAGCCATTGCAAACGAGATGAACACCGCCCAAGCGCCAAGCTTGGTCGAGTTCAAGAAAGATGGAAAATTTTACCGAGTCATAAGGAGAGAATGGTAATGAGACACCCGATACCGAAGGTCGTTGCAGACTACGACCGATTGATTGCTCTTGGCCCACCAAGATGCTGCCACACCTGCGAGTTCTACGACATCAAAGGCATGTGTACGGCGTTCTTTATGGAGCCACCAGAGGCGTTTGCGGCAACGCCAAACGAGTGTCCTGAATACGAAAATGAGGCGCCATTTTGATCCCCTCAGAACACTACGAACAAGCCCTAGTCGTGCAGTGGTTTAGACGCACCTACCCAGGCGTCCTGATCCACTCAATCCCCAATGGCGGGGCCAGGAGCATGGCGACTGCTGTGGCACTCAAGGTGGAAGGCACCGTCAAGGGAATTCCCGACCTCTTTGTGCCAGCTTGGCGACTCTGGATTGAGATGAAGCGCGTCAAGGGTGGCGTCTTGAGTCCAGACCAAAAAGAAATTATCGCGTACCTAGAACGTGTTAATTATTCTGTTATAGTGGGAAAAGGTGCTGAAGATGCAAAGCAGCAAATCAGTGCCTACCACTCAACTCTTAAAGGATAAGACAATGGCAATTCGTATCTATGTTGTCACCGACAACGAAACCCAAAAGCAGCGCCTGATTCGCGCCGCAAACCGCGCTGAAGCTGTACGCTTTGCTTCTCGCACTCGCTTCAGCGTCGAGGCCGCAAGCCAAGATGACTTGGTCAACCTGTTGCCCAATGGCGTGAAAATTGAAGTATCCAAAGTTGATTTGGATAGCAAACCACTGTTCCAAGATGAAGCAGCAACAGCCTAAAAAAGAGGTCAAAGAGTTGTTCCTTAATATTCGGATGCCTGCATCCGTGATGGAAGAACTCAAGATCGCGGCTGAAGCCAACACCAGGACTATTTCTGGTCAGGCTTTGCTTTACATCAAGCAAGGCATTGCCCAGAAGTCTTGATGCGAGGCTGAAGAAAGATCACTTTGTGTGGTCTTTTTTTGACTAAAATGTTGAAACGTGTTTTTTTGTGTTAGGATCACAGCATGACTTCAAAATTCTTTGGCTACTCCTTCATCGTCCTTGTCCTGTATGGCTTTGTGTCTCACCAAGACCACCAGGATGAGATAAAACAGGAGGCTGATTACTGTTCAATGGTGGCGCTCTGGAAAGCGGATGCCTTGAAGAAAATCCCAAAACGGGCCAGGGCAGGTTGGCCCCCATTTAAACCGGAGATTTCATGCGAATAATCAAATGGCTGACGTCTTACTTCGCCGCCGTGTTTAGCTTGGTGGTGGCTGTGGGCCTCATCGGCTTCACCTTTGGAGCATGCTTTGGCGCTGCCAACTACGCCTTCAAACTGGCCTTCCAACTCTGGAACGCACCATGACCAACACAGAGTTTTTTTTACTCATTGCAACAATATACATTGCGCCTCACTCACCCGCACCAATAGGAATTCCAATTGGTTTGTTTTTTATAGCACTGTCTTACTTTTTCAAATGACCTGGCCCTTCCCACCACACCCCATGCCGGTGCCTGCAAAAGCACCACCAATCAAATTCAACCCTGACAACCACGACGAGGCACCATTTTGAAACTACAAGCAGGCAACCCCAACCTAATGAAGAAGGCAACCCGCGTCAACGCGCACTCTGCTTTCGTCCATTCCTTCCCGCCGGTGCTTGGCGATAAAGGTCAAGCGTGTATGCGCTCAACCGGCGAACTGTTGACGCCAAAAGATGAAAATGTAGCATTGCCAAACACCATCAGCATCTGGTCGCATCCAGTCTACAAGCCAGACCACAGCGGCTACCAGCGCCCCGGCTCTGACCACTCACACATCAAGCGCAGGGGGTTCTGATGGAAGAAGCAACATGGAGATGCACGCATGGATGGTTGCGCGGTGAACAGTGTGAGATATGTCAAGCACAGCCAGCGCAGGAATGGTCGTGGGTTTGCAACGAATGTGGGTCAAAGGAATTTACATCCGTACTTTCTGAAGCTGACCTTGAGTACCTTGCATGTGCAGGGTGTGGGTGCAACGAGTTTCACAAAGAAGCCCTAGCACAGCCAGCGCAGGAACAGTGCAAACAGGTTGGGACTATTGGCCACATTGGCAACGGCAAAACAACGCTGTCTGCAAGCATCCTGTCAGCACTTCAAGCTGCCCCACCCGCAGCACAGCGCCCGTGGGTAGGGCTGACGATTTATGAAGTGGATGAAGCATTTGATGAGTCCATAAAGATGCGCCCAAAAGAAGCAAGCAATGCCGAAACAAGGCGCTTGTTTGTTCAAGTCATAGAAGCCAAACTAAAGGAGAAGAATTTTGACTAAAGACGAAGCATTGAAGCTGGCAAAAAAGGCAATGGGGAACTCAAATAGCACTAGTTACGAAATGCTCCACGCCATTGAGGCAATCAATAAAGTCCTAGCACAGCCACCAGAACCCCGCAACTTCTGCC